TTTCCGGCTGTGTTGCTTAAAACAATTTGTGGTGTTTCCAAAAGCCCTCCAGAGATTGAAATACCATCAGATGGCGAACTTGGCAGAGTATATGTAAAAATTTGTTCTTCTGTCACGCCGACTTCTACACTATACTGAAAAGTGTAAGCAAGAGAGCCATCAACATATAGAACTATATCACCGTCTTCTGCTCCATCCGAACCTATTGTTTTTACTTTTAAATACAATGTAGTTCCTTCTTTTTGTAAGCTAAATAAGCCTACTTTTGTCATTCGTTCATTTAAGTTCAGAGTAGAGCCTATTTCTTTCCAAGTTACACCATCTAAACTCGCATAAACTTTTGGCTTTGGGGAACCAGACCCACCGAATACATCAACATAAATTTCACAAGTTTCGTAATATTTGGGCGTAGAAGCCTCACCAATTTTTACAACATCTACGCCACCACTATTAACTCTTATTTGTCCTTTGTCACTTGAAGTGTTCTCTATAAACACTTTATTTCCTACCTGTATGCTTTTTCCTGCATATATTTTATTTCCTGCTAATAAATCGCCTACAACACTTCCTTCAGGAGCATTATATGGAGTAAGTGTTATGCTTGGTGCTAAGTTAACTTCTGTATACCCTTCTGGTACAATTCCATTTACAACGTCAATTAGAGAATCAGTCCAATACGCTATTGTTCCTTCTGGAAGTGCGTTAGCTGGTTGAACGACAAGTTTGTCTGAAGTTATACTGCCAGCTTGTATTCTATTGGCATCGATGTAGCCCGATTTAATAAGCCCTGCATCAAGTTCGGATATCCAGGCACTGTCTATATACCCGTTATGGATTATTGCGTCTTTTATCGCTGCATAATCGTAATAATTTTCGTCGTCTATTTTAACCGTGCTCACGCTTACAGTTGTACTCCAATCGCTTTCATTTCCAGATTTATCGACCGCTTTAATTCTGATGTAATAAGTAGTGTTTACGGTTAACTCTTTAAGTGTTGCATAGTTTGAAGAAGTGACAATTTGTTTCGGCGCTGGGAATGTATCAGATGTATCGTATTCTAAAACGTAGTGGTCAAAGTCTGTTTCGGTGTTTTTATTCCATTTAACCATGATTGTTTGGAATAAGCCTGTAGCTGTCAATCCTGTTGGAATTGCAGGTGGTGTTGTATCTTTTGCACTTGTAATGCTTTGTACTGTGCTCCAACCTGATTTCTTTCCTTCTGCATCGTAAGCCCTTACCTTGACATAAATCGTCATATTTCCGGCGACTTCAAATTTTACTAATGTTTCAGAAGTTTTTATGTAGTTCCAATCGATGCCGTCGTAGCTCCAAGCAAGCTCATAACCAATTAAATCGCTTTCTGTGTTCGCGTTCCAGGAAGCTGTTACAAAACTCTTGCCATTGTCAAACGAAGTAGCAAGTGAAAAACCTGTTGGTGTAGCTGGAGCTGAACCATCTATGTAGTTTGTTCGATTGTCTATTGTATTAACCTGTGTTTGTAAATCTTGCACATCCCCATTAACTGTTTGTATTTGTTGTTCTAAGTCTGTTATATCTTGTGGTACTTGCACATCGGAAGTAGCTTTAATGATTGTTTTATCCTCTATATTGAACACTACATCAGACCATTCAACTATATTTATAGTTGTGGTAAATTTTCTTGCTTCAAGTACATGTTCTACGCTATAAATTAAGAACTTCCCTGTTAAAATGCCTTTTGGTGGTAGTTGCAATTCGATAAGATTTCCTGCAAATATATCTGGATAAAATTCATTTAACTGAAGCTCAAATTTTATGTTTTTGGTGGTTTCTTCGTATACTGCATCTGCTACGTTAGAGAGTATAGCTTCAGCTGAATAAAATGAAGTAAATGAACGTTCTGAATCTGGCTCCATTGTTTGGTTTGGCTTCGTTACAGTAAACTCAGTCTTTTTCTTTATAGGTGTTGCAGAAAATTTTACGTGTTTTATAGTGTAATCAACTGAGGTGGCAAGATTTGTAATCTTCAACACTAACTTATCAGGGTATGCAATTAACTCATCAAGCCTGATGTTTCCATCATCATAACCGGCGCTGAATTGCCTGTCAACCGCGATTGGTGTGTCATTGAGATAATAGCTGATATAAACATATGTATCAGGGTCCTTTATATATTCGCTTGTGTATTCAAGTTCAAATGTCCCTTGAGTTCCAGCTTTTACAATGCTTGCATCTCCCTGGAGTTCGTGATCAATTACATGCTCCTGAGCTGAACCGATTTCATACCCCTGGCTTTGAATCTTGATCTGATTGAATTGCCTTTTGGTGCTAATGTTGTAATTCTTTATAGTATCTTCAGTTATAGTCGTGGCGGGAGCTGGATCTGCGTAATTTTCGATGCGAGTTCTAAATGCTATCTTTCCAGCAGGTGTGCAAGTTAGCTTTCCACCGGTAGCCTGCGCGATCTCCTGAAGTATCTGCCACCATGTTTTCATGTCATCCGCTACAAATACTTCCCAGGGAGTTGTCAAAGCTTGCAAATCCAAATAACTAGCATCTAAGCCTATCCGATTGATTAATATATCGCTTATTATTTGATCTGGAGTATAGTTTACATAAAGCAATGGGTTAGTCGGTTTCTTTTGTGTAGTTATCCACAAAAGATCTTTAAGCTCTATATCTGCTGTCTTATGTTTTTCCGTAATTGCATTAGCAGGTTTCCAGCCCGCAAAGAGGGGAATAACGATTGTGTGCTCGTCCTCCGCAGAAGCTGTGTAGCCGTCAGGGACTGTGTCGTTTAGTGCGCCCAGAAGTGTTTCTCGCCAATACTCAATCACGCCTGCTGGAAGTTCAAGACCATCGCCCCACTTCGTTGCGAGCACGTACAGTCGGACTTCCCACAATTTGTTCAAATAGCCCTGCTCAGGAGTGCCGTTTAGCTTGCCGTTTACAGGATCGAAAGTGTCGTTGTACTGTGTTGGTGTGAACATGTTGTTTATGTTGCGTACCGTGACCGTTGCTGTGTCAATTGCAGGAGACTCGAGGAGTTCGATGCGGTTGCTGATGCGCACCTTAAGAACATAGTCACTGAGATCGTACCAATTAACACCATCTATTTTTGCATAAAATAAAATCTTTTTATATCTTGTTAAATCTCTTGTTTGTGTTAGATAACCAGGATCTATATTAATCGCTGCAATCACGCTATCACCTCCTTATATAGTCTTAGATAATCGGCATTCTTGGCGGAACAGCGAACGGTTTTTTTGCATTGTAAAGCTCTCGAATATAATCGTCAGTCCAAATGTTTGGGTCGTAGCGGGCAATTAGAATGTTGGAAAACAGCCCATTTGCCGCCCCATAGTTTGATGAAAATCTTCTTGTCCCTATTGAAACATAATCTTCAGGTGGCATATCCCAATCTGTGTTTGACTGAGATATTGCTAATTGTCCATTTATATATACTTTAAATAGTTTATTGCTAATATCTGAAACTATAACAAAATATGCCCAATTTCTATTATTCAACCCAAAATTAGCAGGGTTAGCAAATGAATATACAGTCGGAGCATACGTTTCGAAATTTATATAACCTGGCATATTGGAAATAGCTATTCTAAATAACCAACCGTCCGTACCTGGAGTTCCCCAAGACGCTAAGTTATATGTTGGTTCACGTGCAGTAGCAACAGGAACAGTTCCCCATTCCCAATCAGGTCTAAACCAAAAACTTAACACCCAATCCCCATTGTAATTAAATGGAATTTTTAATCTTGGAGCAGCCCTCGTCCCGTCCACGAAGGAGGTGGCGAAGGGTTTCGCTTCTACCAATAGCCCATCTGCCCACAAGGTTACAGCCTGATAAACAAAGCATTGTACACTCATCTTCACAGCACCAGAAGGAGCAACTACAGTCGCTATATGTCGTTGCCAAGAAGTAGATAATGGAAGAGTATTGTAACCTTTCTCGGAAATTTGGGCACCAGAAGAATCAAAAAATCTAACATAAATGAGATTTGTATAATTCGTAATTGTTCGGTCGCCCTTAAGATACACACTTATTGTATACTGCTTTCCAGCACTAACAGGAATATTATCGAAAGAATAACATCGTGTCCCTCCAGTTGTCCCAGTTACAACATGCTTCTGGCTGGCGTTGCCGCACACTTTTGTAGTCGTATCCGTACTTGCGGTAATAGTAAAGTCTCCCCAAGGGCCTTGGCTGCCTTGAAGCGTTTCAAATGAGCCATTACTGACGAGATTCGTCGTCCCCTCCTCCACCGCAAAACTTTTGACACCTGCAAATGGGATATCGTCGGCTCTTATTGTAGTGCATAAACTTCCGTCGTCGTTGTATATCAGCCCATAATTTTCTTTATGCAATGCCATTAATATCACCCCTCAAGTGTGATGTTTTTTGGTATTTCTGTACTTGCTAAATCCAATCGCTCCTGAATAATTGGTTCAAGTTGTTTATACATTTGCTTCAACAACTCTGGAATGAATGGTTTTAACATCAAATCAAATTCTGCTTCTGAAATATATTGGTAATATTCATAAACTGTAACAAGCTGTGTTGTTGTATTCTCGTTTTCATCAATAAATGTTTCTTCAATCTGTTTTTCTGTTATGTTATAGTTGAATGCATATTTGACTAATACTTTATTCTTTTTAATGTCATCA